CAAGCAAACAAGCATTTGATTCAGTGCTAAAAAACCATAAGAGACGTATTGATGATTTAAGTAATATTACTACAGATGAATTAATACATAACCCTGGATTGATATCGGAGAAATGGTATGGAACACCAGAGGTATCAATGGGTAAACTTGAGCAAATAGCACCTGTAACTGCAAATGATAAAGTATTTAACGCAATAAAGAAACAATAACAAAAGGAGAGTAAAATGCCACAAGGTAAAGGAACATACGGAAGTAAGGTAGGAAGACCACCTAAGAAAGCTGATTGGAGAAAAGAGAAACCAGAGAGATTCAAACCTCCTGTTAGAGATACATCTAAACCAGAGAGATTCAAACCTCCAGTCAAGGATATGACTAAAAAAGAAATTCATAAACCTATGAAAAGGAAACCTAGTAAATATGTATATAAAGAAGGAAAATAATGGCTAAAAAGAAGAAGGTTGACCAGATAAGGGAGCTGTACAATTTAGCTGATAACTGGACACGTCAACAATGGCAGTTCATAAACCAGAAAGGTTATGAATTTGCTCATGATGAACAATTATCAAGTACAGAAAAGAATGCTCTGCAAGAACAGGGTATGCCTACATTTACCATTAACAGGATCTTACCTGTAGTAGAGATGCTTAACTTTTATGCAACTGCTAATAATCCACGGTGGCAGGCTATAGGAATGGAAGGAAGTGATAGTAGTGTGGCTGCTGTATTCAGTGATATGGCAGATTATATTTGGCATCTTTCAGATGGTTCTACTCTATACTCAAATGCTGTCAATGATGCAATTACCAAAGGAGTAGGATATATTATGGTAAATGCAGATTCTAATATGGATAATGGAATGGGAGAAGTAACTTTGACTCAACCAGAACCATTTGATATTTATGTAGATCCTAAAGCTAGAGATATAATGTTCAGGGATGCATCATTCATTTTAATTCGGAAAGTATTACCTAAAAGTCATATAATAAAATTATTCCCTCAATATAAAAGGAAAATAAATAAGGCATCAAATCAGGGAGGAGACTATTCCGCCTCTGAAAGGGCAGTAGCAGATTCTGAACAAAAATTATTTTTACATGACGATGTTACAGGAGATGATACAGGTGTCACATCATCAGGTGAGAATGAAATATTAATAGAACTATTTGAGTTATATGAAAAAATACGAATTTCTTATGTAAATGTATTTTATAGAATACCTCCTGATGAAAAGATGCTCCAACAGATACAGCAACAAGTACAAGTTCGTATGAAAGAAATGGCTGCTGAAATGGAAGTTCAATTAATGGAGCAACAGAAACAAATGCAGGAAGCTGTTCAAATGGGTAAGATGATTCCTGAAAGATATGAACTTGAAATGCAAAAAGCACAGCAAATGATGCAACAACAATTACAAGCTGCTGAACAGGAACATATGAGCCAATTGCAGGCAGAGGCATCTAAAATAGAAAATAAAGTTGTATCAGAAAAGGAATTTAAGATTCTTTCTAAAAGCGAGGAATTTGCAAAATCTCTTGTAGAGGCAGTTCAATTTTATGGGACTAGAATAAAACAAACATGTGTTGCTGGAGATCAGTTCCTATATGAACATATATATCCAGAAAATATAACTGAATATCCTATAGTACCATTTCACTTTAAATGGACAGGGACTCCATATCCTGTTTCTGGAGTATCTCCTCTTGTAGGTAAACAACAGGAAATAAATAAATCTCATCAAATAATGGTGCATAATGCCTCATTAGGTTCTTCATTGAGATGGTTATATGAAGAAGGATCTATAGATCCAGAATTATGGGAACAATATTCTTCTTCGCCAGGAGCTCTCTTGCCTGTAAGACCAGGATCTACTCCTCCAACCCCAGTTATGCCTGCTCCATTATCTAATGCATTTTTCACTGTTGTCCAACAGGGGAAAGCAGATATGGAATATTTAGCAGGGATATATTCTTCTATGCAGGGAGATACACAGCAACAGCATGAGACATTCAGGGGGATGCTTGCATTAGATGAATATGGAACTAGAAGAATTAAACAGTGGATGAAGAACGCCATTGAACCTGCTTTAAGACAACTAGGTAAGGTAGTAATGCAGATATCTCAATCAGTTTACTCAGCTAATAAGAAGTTTAGAATTATTCAACCTAGTGCATTACAGGAAGAAAGAGAACAAGAAATTAATATTCCTATCTATAATGATATGGGACAAGCTATCGGAAAGTCAATGGATTATTCAGCAGCGAAATTTGATGTAAGAGTAGTCTCTGGATCTACACTTCCTGTTAATAGATGGGCTTATCTTGCAGAACTAAAGGAATTACTCCAATTTGGAGTTGTAGATGATATTGCAGTTCTTGCTGAAACTGATATTCGTAATAAAGAGCAAATTGCTCAGAGGAAAAGTCTATATTCTCAATTACAGGGACAGCTAGGACAGTTGCAGGAAGCATTAAAGGATAAGGAAGGTACTATTGAGACTCTTGAGAGACAACTTGTACAAGCTGGTATTAAGGGTAAGGTTATGCAGGCTGAAATGGAGATCACAAAAAAGAAAGAAGAGGTTAAAGGAAATCTCAATGATTCTTATAGGGAAACAGAAGGAAAACAAAAACTTTTACGTAATGTAATGGCTAATGAAGCTAATACTAAAGGTAGAGAATTAGGGCTAGATATACAAGCTGCACGAAAAGACTTGCAACGTACTACTAAAGAGTAGTAACCTAGCCTACAATACAATCAAAAAAAGGAGAGAATAAATGGCAGAAGACATAGGTAACCCAACAACTGAAGAAGTACAAGACACAGTTATTGGCTCCTCAGATGGCTTTTTCGATGCTCTTGAAAATGATGTAAACGGCATGGTCGCCGATGATAACACTGAGGCAACCCAACAAGATGTTGACCCCGAGCAGGTAACTCAACACCAAACTGTTGGCTCCAACAATGTGGACTGGGATAATGATGGCAATCCCTATAAAAAGCGCTACTCTGATAGTAGCAAAGAAGCCGTCAAGCTGAGAGATAGGTATAAGGAAGTTGAACCTTTCGTACCTGTTCTTGATGCAATGAAAAACGATAGTGGACTTGTAGAACATGTTCGTGACTATTTGAAAAATGGTGGAAGTGCACCTAAGAATGTACAAGAACAATTAGGATTAGATGAGGACTTTATTTTTGATGCTAATGAAGCAATGACAGAGCCTGACTCTGATTCTGCAAAGGTTCTTAATTCTCAGGTGGACAGAGTTGTTCAAGCTAGAGTTGGTCAAATGGTGCAAGCTGAAAAAGCAAATTCTGCTAAACAGCAGGCTGTTGCTGAACGGTCTAAAATGGAGAAAGATTTCCAAGAGAAGAAAGGATGGTCTGATGATCAGTTTGAGGCTTTTAAAGCCAATGCTCAACAGCACACTCTTACTCTCGAGGATATCGATCTACTTTTAAATCGTGATCAAGCTAATGCCAATGTGGTCAAATCTACAAAGAACGATATGTTAAATCAAATGAAGAATGTCAGGAACATACCTGCGTCTGCTAGCGGAGCAAACAGCCAAGCTATAGAAAAGAGCGATGACGATAAATTGTTTGAAGGTCTTTTAGGCTTGGATGGTGATTTAGATAACTTGTTCGGATAGATTTTATATAGTAAGATTATACAGATTTATCTGAACTTAAAGTAAGGAGTTCGATATGTCTGATTTTATATCGGCGATAACGCCGAACACGAATCTGACTGTAGCGGATTTTGATGGAAGAGGTCCAGGTACAAGTACTGGTTTATCTACTGGAGATATACGTAGAAAGTATAACTTTGGTAGTCGAGTATCAGAGCTGGCTATTCCACAAGACCCGTTCTTTCGGTTTCTAAGCAAAGCAGCAAAAAAAGCGACAGACGATCCTCAGTTCAAATTTACTGAGAAGCGTCCTTCGTTTCATAAAAGATATGCATATGTAATAGGTCATGTAGATGGTGGTGCAGATGTTCTTGATGATTCATTAATGCAACAATCTGATACAGGTGCAGCTTTGTCTGCAGTTGGTCAGAAAATGAAACTATACATGGCTACTGACTATGCATCACAAGGCAATATTCAAAATATCTATAATGAGAATACTAATAACTATGATGTTGGTGCTACTGGTACCAGACCAGAATTTTTCATGGCTGGTCAATTAGTTAAGATTCCTGGTAAAGGCAGTGCAACAGCTACTGGTACTTCAGGATATCAGATTCTCAGAGTAGAAACTGTTACTCCCAGCCTTTCGAAGAGTCCAGTTTCTGGAGCAATGGAATGTGTAGCAATTGAAGGTACTGTTGTTAAGTATGACAGTGGTGCTTTAGAGTTTGCATCATTCTACAATGATACTCCATCTGCTGGTGGTGTTGGAACAGCATCTGATGATGATGCACAAACATCAGATAGATCAATTGCTGGTGAATTGGAAGCAAATAGATCATATGTAATGGGTACTGCATTTAGTGAAGGATCTGGTTTCCCAGAGACTTGGATAGATCAGCCTTATTCATCCAATCATGGACTTACTCAGATTTGGAAAACTACAATGGCAATGACCAATACGGCCAGAGCTACAGTATTGAAGTTTGAACCAAATGAGTGGGCACGTGTTTGGAAGGAAAAACTGGTTGAACACAAGTGGGATATTGAAACATCATTACTATTTGGATCTCAATATACAGATGGTGATAGCATTCAATATACTCAGGGTGCAGTAGATTACATTAGTAATTATGGCAATCAATTTAGTTTAGCCATTGCAACTAAGACTCAGGATGATTTCTTGGATGATTTGTCTAACTATGTTGATCCAAGATATAATAACAGCCAAGCAACAGTATTCTTCTGTAATACAGCGGTATACAATTGGCTACATAAGTTAAGTGGATATTTTAAGAATAATCTTGAAGTGTCTTCAAACTTAAGTGCTGATATGTCACTAAGTGGAAAGAAGAAGGTGTTTGGTGTTGATATAAGTACAATCTCAACTGTATACGGAGATATGAATGTTGCACGTAATGTTCATTTAGATGGTACAAATGTGAAAATGCTTGGTATTAACATGAAAAACTGTGCTTATAGACCTTTAGTTGGTAATGGTGTTAATCGTGATACTTCAGTCTATGTGGGAGTTCAAACGTTAGAGAACTCTGGAGTCGACCGTAGAGTGGATCAAATATTAACTGAAGCTGGTATGGAATGGTCAATGGCCGAATCCCATGCTATCTGGACATAAGGAGGAATATAATGGCAAATCCAATGTATG